GTCCATGTTCGTCTTCATCAACCAGACCAAGATTCTTAATAGTAATGAAGTAATCCTGCAATTGGCTAATTGCTACCAATGCTTCAAACACTTCACCTCTCTGATTGCGTCTCTTTACTTCTGGGTGTGCCAACATGGAAACACCATCTACAGCTTTATCTCTAAAATACCCTTCTAAAATAACTTTCTTAAAATCAGGGTTACTTTCTAGTCGTACTAGAGCCTCAGCTAAATCCACCCAATAATCATTACTAGTAGTTAGAATTTCTTGATTAGTTTGGTTGCTCATATGAGTCCATCCTTTGTTAAGTCTTAGCTTTTATAGACTTCCTATTCTGGTCTGTGTCATTATACCACGAGTTTTAGGGGGTTGTCTATCTACCACTATTTAACTCGCTTTAGTTGCTCCAATATAGCCTTGTTTTTTGCATCATTATTACTTTTCTCTAAAGCTTTAGCATGCTCTATACCACTCTCCTTTTCTAAAAAGCTTAGGTCTTTTAAATCAGCATCAGATGACAATGCTTTAGCTTTAGCAGCTTCTGTCTGTGCTTTAGCTGTCTTCAAGTATACATCTACTTCATTCTCTCTGCCTTTAGCTCTTTCGTTAGCTACTTGTGCTTCTAGTAATGCAACTTGTAGTTCTTGCATCTTCATAGCTACAGGGTCAGGCTCTGGTTGATACTCTTCTAGCTTTTTAGCTAAATCAGGCATTTTCTGTAACCTAGCTATTTCTGCCATCAACATACGTCTAACACTAGGGTCTTCATTAGGTCCAATAGTTTGTAGCATGAAAGCTAGTTCTTGTGCCTTAGCTGCATTATCTTCGCTTGTACTAATACTAATATCAATATCAATTCTACCATCTAAATCGTCTCGTCTAATAGTAACGAACTCTTCATTAGTTATACGTACAACTTGCTCCTCTAGTAGGAACTCAGCGTTATACGCCATCCATTTACGCATAAGAGGTTTAATTAGGTTCTCTGCTATATTCCGTACTAAATCTAACCTACGTGTAGCTGTTGCATCTAATGCTCCTCTAGCTCCTGTTGCAGTGCCTCCTAACGATGCCCCTGTTATACCACCGCTAAACCCTTTAACACCTGTTAAGCTTTCTATCTCGTTATTTTGGAGTTCGATAACGTTAAAGACTGAACTGGGTAATTGGTTATAACTACCATCCCAAAAGTCTTCCCTACTACCATTAAACTCAAAGTTTTCACCATTATAAAATCTGGTTCTGTTAACAGGGTCTAATGTATTCTTTCTGATACCTTTTTGCCCGTTATTGCTAAGAGCCATGTTATCTATAATACCTCTATAGATGGCTGTCTTGATTTGTTGGTTATCACCTATCATTGCTGCATTAGGTTCACCAAATATCTGGAATGGTACACTATTAAAAGGCACTACTATAAATGGTGGTTTTTGGTCTGGGTATGGATTACTCTCTAGTCTAATAAGAGTATTATTAATCCATGCACATACGATAGGTTCTGCTATACCATCACCATTAACATCATAATTACCCCAATACTCATATACTACCAATTTCTTTCTAGGGTCGTCTTTAAATCTAAACTCTGTGGCATCTTCAGAGTCATAATCATCATCCCTCATATCTGTCTCTATTTTCTTTAGCCTAGCTTTACTGTATTTACCTTCAGCTAGTAATGTACTCATATCTGTTTCATATCTGTATATAACAAATTGTGCATTATTTAAATCATCTTGACACGTAGGGTCTATAAATACATCTTCATTCCTACATACCTTAGCTGTAGGTTGGTTCTTCTTAACAACTACCTCTTCAACTAACTCTGTACCTACCTGTACTGGTTGACCTGTATAAGGATCAATAGACATTATAGGGTATTCTACCTCTTCGATAGCATCCTCATATTCCCATCCAGTCATAACCACAGCAGTACCTTCTTGAGCTAGTACCTTAACCACTTTAGTCATAAACATATATCTGTTGAATTGCCTACAGAATTGTGTATTGAGCACTAGCTCATTCTGTCTAGCAGCCTCTGCATCTTCCCATGTTACAGGTCTAGCTTTAATAATGTCAGGTGTGCTAACGAATGGGTCTATTAAGCTAGGATGCTGCCATTCATTTTGGCGTTTAATATCTCTTGATACTACAGCTGATTTACCTTTTTTCTCGTTACCATAAGGCTCACCATTGTACCAATCTTTCCACTTAGCTATCTTCTCATCCCATTCTTTTCTTAATGGTTTAGCATCGTTAAGGTCAGCTTGCAGCGCTTTTAGTATAGTACTTTCATTTGATGGGGTATTCTTCATCTAACACCTTTAATAGTCGAATAGTATCTCTTGTGGTTTATCTTTATCTACATCCACATGAAGAAACTTCTTTGGTCCATTATATCCTATTCTAGTGAAACCTACATCAAATAGTGCTTTCTGTATCTTGTATCTAGATTGGCTAGTAGGTGTAGCTATATCAACAGCTAGTCCTAGCCTATGTGAGCTAGTGTTACTAAACTTTTTTACTACATCATTATAGTGCGGACATCTTGCACCACTAGTTATAGTGAACGGTACACCAGCTAATTCTCTAGCCTTATCTAACTTAGTCAAAAGTTCTTCGCTTTCTATTGTCATTCCACAACCACATGGACAATCTATCATCCTATCTGCCTTAAAGTATTTTGTATCCTCTTTTCTCATTTAGGTACCTCCATTCCAAATTTAAGTAATATCCATATCCCAATTGAAGTTCCAAATACTGCTAACACTGCTGAACCAATTGTACCTAGTGCAGCTTTTGGCATATTTTCTAGCTTGGTCAATCTTTCATCTATCTTATTAACGCTATCTTTGTTATTCTCAATAATACTGTCGTAGTGTTTAAGCTGATGATTTATACTGATTAAATAGTTCTTGTGTGCAGGGCAACCATCATGTGTCATGTAGTTCTCTATTTTATCTAGTCTGTTTTCAACATTGGTAAACCTGGTATTTTCTTCGTTACAATGGTCATCTATTTTTTTATGTATTCTATTCGTAGATTCCCTATGGTTTAATTCCATAGAAGCAAACTTCTCAAACAGTACTGCTTGTTGCGCTACAGCATCAGTTAGTTTATCAACTTTGTCATTGGTTTTATCTATCTTAGTAAACAATATATCAGCAGTTTTATCTGCTTTCTCATCTAGCTTTTGTATAGCTAAGTGTAGCATACTTGTTACATCTACTTGTGGTTCATAAGCCATTGCATTCCCTTAATTTCATATCTAGCTTAAACAACTCCACAACCCAGCTATCTACTGCTTTACTCTCTAAGCTTTGAAGCTCCATAACAACTTCTCTACTAGGTTTAGGAAAAGTAGGACATACGTTATTTACTGTTGCGCAACCACTCAGTGTAAGCATCATTAGCAGTAATATCCATATTATCAATTTCCTCATACTTATCCTTTAGCTTCTCATTTTCCTTCAGCTGTTGGTTCTCTTTCTTTGTAGCCCCATAATCATATGCAACATAATGAGAGAGGAGCTTTAATAGCCCCTCAACCAACTTACTTAGTAATTCCAATTTTAGCCTTTAGTGCATCAACTTCATCCTTAGTTAGGTTGTTAAGCTTAGACTGTACTGCTTCATCAAGTATAAATTCTAGCAACTTGTCATCGATACCACTATCAGTAGAAGCCACTAGTCTCCTCAACCCTTTAACGATAAGTTCTTTTACTTGCTCACTACTTAGTAAGCTCCAAATTAAATTAGCTATTGTCATCCACATGTTTTAGTACCTCTCTTGTAAATTTATTATCTTCCTCAAAACTCTCTTTGCAATGATTATCTTGGAACCAAAAAGAGTATTGATTACCTTGTAAGCTACATTCCAGACTTTACAGTCTCGGTTGATGTAGCACCTAATGGTCTATTGTAAATTCCATTTCTTATCCTTGTGCCATTAAAATTACTTAGCTATTAGCATCATACTAACAGCCTTGCTTCAGCCCGTTTATCCTTTACTTCTTGTGGTACTTCTACACCGCTATCCATAAAGCGTACAATATACCAATCTGTACTATCTAAGTACTTCTGCGCCTCAATGCTCTTAGCTTTTGCGACTAGCTTATCGATAGCTTCCTCATCGAATGTAGGGTCTACTCTTATCTGTTCGTACTCAAAGTAGCTAACTTCTACTCCATTATCCAGTCTAGTCAGTTCCTTTACGTCAAAATTAACTAACTTAACCCCTTGTAAACTTTGTATATATTCTGGTCTTACTCCACTCTGTACTTTCATAGTCTACCCCTTATTAATTTTGTATTTGTATTATACTCACTTGATATACTATTTTCAACTCTACTTTTATAGCTTCTCCACAAGTTGTGCCCATCAGCTACTTTGACCCACCCATAGTAACTTATTACTCTAGCCAGTTCTGCATGGCTAGCAGTAGCTACGAATTCTTTGCACGCTTTTATAAAGCTTCTAGCTATACGCTTACGTATTAGTGTAT